TCTGGAAGAAATCGCAAACGTTCTTCTAAGACCGCTCTACAAGCCGAAATTCGATGTGTTCAAATTTTTGTCATGTACTTAAAAGAACATTATCTCACAGATTGACCGCCGCCACGACTTCGTGGAGTACCAACTTCAAAAATATTACAACTTCCGAGTTAAAGCCCTGACACACGCACAGGTCGAAGAAATGTCGGCACAGGTCGAGGCCATTGTTGCCGAGCATATTCCTCTCGCCGAGGCCGACAAGCAGCCTCAGAAAGGCAAGCGCGAGGACCACGACCTTTTGCCTGACGAAATAAAAGCGAAATACGTTGAGAATCTTTCGCTCCTTCAACGTATGCGCGAGCTGCATCTGCGCCTCCGCTCGCTTTCGCTTGAAAACGTCACTTGCCCGGACTCCGAGCGCTATCCGTTCCTCAAAGAATTTATATCGCTCGACAAGAAGCTACACACCAACTGGGAGGCTTACGACCATTACGTTGCCCCCGGCCCCGATGCCGTTCCCTCGCGATCGGCATCATTGACAAAGTCGCTTGGCTCCGCCAAGAACGCCAAACGCTCCGCCGCCGGTAGCAAGAAGTCCGCCAAAAAATGAAAAGGAGTGCCGACATTACCCAAATCCTTCGACCGTTGAAAGAGACGCCTTTTCAGGCTTACCTTTCAAATGCCGTGCAGGTTGCCGACATTCTCGAATGGATTTTAGGGCAAGTCGGCGTCGCGGAGGTCTGGCAGACTTCTTTCTCCATTTCGGAGGAATTTCTTCGGCGCTTATTCTTCATCACAAAGGATAAGCGCGTTAGCCGGATTAACCTTGTGCTCGACCACAAGGCTACCAACAAGACGCTCAAACTTTGGGCGTTCATCACCCAAGTTATTGAGCGCACGTATCTTGCTGACAACCACAGCAAGATTTTGTTGGTACGTTCCGAAAAAGGCGATACGGTCAGCGTCATTACTTCGCAGAACCTCACTCGCGGCAACCGCCACGAATCTGCGTTTATCTCAACTTCGCCGGAGATTTTTGCAAATCTCCACGCCCAAGTCAACGATTTAATAACCAATCACAGCGTACCCCTCCATGACCTATTCAGAGAACGAATTGCAACAGATTGAGAAGTTCGCCTCAATCTACCTTAAAATACCCGATATGGCGGTCATTCTCGACATTCCGGCTGATGTGCTTCGCGAAGACATCGCCGACAGAAGTAGCGAGGTGTCGAAAGCCTACCGACGCGGCAAAGCCGCCTCAAAGGTCAAGCTACATTCCCAGGAAATGATGCTTGCACAGGTAGGCTCGCCGCTCGCTATCGAGAACGCACACCGCAATCTACTCGACATGGAGGACGATGAATAGCGAAGCTATCGCCGAAGTCGGCGCTTGCATGTCGCAGGGAGCAGGGCGAAGCTCTGCGGTCTGCGGTGCAAGCTATCAAGCCGACCTTCGGCAATAATGAAATAAACGAAGTTTATGGCTTATCCCAACGCAATCGAAGTCTGCCGCGCCGAACTCTTTACAAAAGAGGTTGAACTGCGCGAACGCTATCCACAAGCTCTTGTGGATAAAGTGCTTCGTGTGCGCGAAATGTATAACTGGTTTATCGCCAACCCCGACGGCACAGACCGCGAGTTTGTCGCCGAGGTCTGTCAACGTCACGGAATACACCGCACAACGGCGTATTCTGACCTTGCCGTGGTTAAGTCGCTGCTGCCGATGCTCGGCTCCGCTTCTCGCGACTTCCACCGTTGGCGTACCAACGAAATGCTTATCGCCACATACAAGATGGCGGAGAAGCGCAAAGACAGCAAGACAATGGAACGCGCCGCAACAGCCTACGGCAAGCTCAACCGCGTTGACCTCGAAGACGAGCAGGCTATTCCGCTCGACCAAATTCTCGTTCAGCCGTTCACGGCTACCGATGATCCGCGTGTACTCGGCATCGAGCCTATTCCCAATCTCGCTGATAAAATCTCCGCGATGATTGAGAAATACCGCCGCGAAACCATCGACATTGAGGATGTCGAGTTTGAGGAAGTGGATTTGGAGTTTGACAATCTTTTCCCGGATAAGCAACAGGAAACCGACACAGACGATGAGTGAGAAACGCATATACTTTAACAAGCCACAACGCTTGACGCAACTTATTGGAGCGAACACTACCGTTATCGTCGCAGGGCGACGCACCGGCAAAACGGACAGTATCGCTGCTCCGTTTGTTCTTCGCAATATGCAGCGTATGCCTGGCTCGACAGGCGGCATCGTTGTGTCGACCTTCAAGCACGGACTGACTAACACCATTCCGGGCTTGCTTGCCGCATGGAAACGCTGGGGCTATGTCGAGGGACTTCACTATGTGGTCGGCAAGAAACCGCCCAAGTCGTTCCGTCAGCCTATCATCGACCCGAAAGATTATGAACACGTCATATCTTTTTACAACGGCTCTGTGGCTGTAATCATCAGCCAAGACCGCCCCGGCTCGTCAAACTCTTTGACTCTCTCGTGGCTGCTCGTCGATGAAGCGAAGTTTATTGACTACGCCAAACTCAAAGACGAAACGCTCCCGGCAAACGGCGGCATTAAGTCGCACTTTGGCAAGCACTCTTTCAATCACTCAATTATGATATTGAGCGATATGCCGCAGACGCAGAAAGGCTCGTGGTTCTTGCACTACCGCGACAAAATGGACGTGGAGCTTATCAAAACCATTGAGGCCACAGTCTATGAGATATGGCGCGTAAAGGAGCGTATTCGCTCCCTCAACGCCAAGGGGGAGGCGGTGCCTCCGTATCTCAAGGGCTACCTCCGTCGCCTCGACCGCGACCTCAATAAGATGCGCTCCGTGGCCGTGTATTACCGTGAATATAGCAGCATCGAAAATTTGCAGCTTCTCGGTGAGAACTACATTAAGCAGATGAAGCGCGACCTTACCCCTTTGACATTCCAAACCTCAATCCTTTGTCAGAGGATCGGAATTGCAAAGGATGGTTTTTATTCCTCGATGCGCGAGGGGCACAAATACGATGCCAACGATAATCAGTACCTCGATACTCTCGGCTATGATTATGACTTCTCTATGCTCGACGCTCGCGCCGACAAGGACGTTGACCCCGACGCGCCTATTTGCATCGGCATGGACTACAATGCCAACATTAATTGGATTGTCGCCGGGCAACCGCGCGACCGCCGCCTAAATATCATCAAGAGCTTCTACGTCAAGTTCGACCGCAAGATACCGGCACTTGTCGAGGACTTCTGCCGCTATTATGCCGCGCACCGCAACAAGACAGTGGTCTATTATTACGATGCAACGGCTCTCGGCTCCAACTATGCCGTCAACGACCAGGACTTCCATTATAATGTTGTAAAGGAGTTCGAGCGACACGGCTGGCGCATCGAGTCCGTGTACCTCGGAAACCCGATGCACCACGACGAGAAGTATCTTCTCATCAACAACGCCTTCGCCGGAAAGCAAAGGCTAATGCCGTTCTTTAACCGCTCGAACAACGAAGACCTTATCCTTGCCATTCAGTCAGCCGGTGTCTCCAACGGGCGCAACGGCTTCCGCAAGGATAAGTCCGGCGAAAAGCTCGCCGAGTCCGAAGAAGACCTGCTCGAACACCGCACCGACGGCACCGATGCTTTCGATACAATCTACATCGGCTGCGAGAAATTCCCGTTCCACGACACCTTCTCGCTCTCCGCAAGCGGTGTTATATGAATAATTTCTTAACTTTGCATTGCAGGAAGCGCGGGTCGGGATGCCGATGCCCCCCGCCTGTTGGTAGATAAGTCTATGCTATCGGAGCGTGAGCCGGACCTGCCTTGCTCACTTTTTATATTTCCAGTCATAAGCCACATATTTTCAGGATATAATCTCCTAAAATCCTTGTCTATGTCAAGGATTTTTCGTAATTTTGTGCTTAGAAAATAACATCAAAATTTGCTCCTTATGCCAGTTAAAATCTACGTCATAGACGACCCCATTCTTATAAGTTTTATCGAGGACAACGACCTCGAAGGCTTCAAGGAATACCTTGACTCCGACGATACTCTCTTGTTCGGCGAACCCGAAACATTCGAGACCGAGGCCGAAGCCCTCGCGTTCTGCTCCGGCATCGGCCACGGAGTCGATGAACGCGCCCCGGTGGAGCGTTTTCCGCTCCGTACCTCCGAACCCGAAGACCTTCCGTTCATCGAGGCCATCGAGAACTATTGATGCTACTTCTGCCTTATTATAACATGGCAGATACAATGACGAAACAACAGCGCCATGATTGTATGGCGGCGGTAAAAGGGAAGGACACCAAGCCCGAAATGCTTGTGCGTCGCTTCCTTCATGGCAGGGGTTTTCGTTATGGACTCCATAACAAGAATCTCCCCGGAAGCCCTGACATAGTATTGCGTCGTTTCAAAACCGTTATTTTTGTTCACGGTTGCTTTTGGCACGGCCATGAAGATTGTAAATATTATCGTCTGCCAAAATCAAATATTGAGTTTTGCAGACCAAGATAGATAGAAACCGTACTCGTGACAAGCGCGATATTCAAGCACTCCATGAACTCGGATGGAGGGTTATAGTAATTTGGGAGTGCCAGTTGAAAACCGAAGATCTCCGAACACACACGTTACAACAACTTGCGGAATCACTTAATGGGGCATATTCAATTCAACCATCTTATTTTTCTTTCTTGGCGGCAGAACCTGAAATTGAATATAACAATAATCATTAACTCATGTGAGCGCGATTTTTGCCCATGTCAATAACTATCTTTGCAGCGGATGCCCGAAGTCTCGGAAATTTTTGCTAACTTTGCATCTGAATTTGCGCTTGACGCTGACAAAAGACCGCCCAATGTAAGTAATAACTTATATACAACATATTACGGAACTTCCCTGTAGCCGCATAAAGGTTTGGTCGCCTGTCAGCCTACATGGGAGTTCTGACTATATATATGGCAGAGAAAAAAGAATTTCTCAAAGGGAGAAAGCCTGTAACTTTCCTTGATTTGTTTGCCGGTGCCGGTGGCATTAGCGAGGGATTCTTACAGGCGTATACTCGCAATAAATATTTTAAGTTTATTCTTGCAAGCGATATAAACGAAAACTGCGAGTTGACGCATACTGTCCGTTATAATCACCAATTCGGTCTTGACACTAAATTCCTCACTGAAGATATAATGTCACCTACATTTATTCCGCATCTTCTTGAGAAACTTGACGGTCAAGAAATAGATGTTGTTACAGGTGGCCCAAGTTGTCAGTCTTTCAGCCTTTCTGGTCGACGTAGGCGCTTTGATAAGCGAGATAACTTGTTTTTGCATTATCTAAATGTAATCCGAAAGCTCCGTCCAAAATATTTTGTCATGGAGAATGTAAAAGGGTTGCTCACAAAAGATAAAGGTAAATTCAAGGATGCTATTCTCAGAGAGATACGTTCTATTATTGATGACTCGAATATTCCGTCTTTCATTCTTTACTTAAGTAAGATGCTTGATAATACGGCATCTCCTTTTGTAAAATCATGTTTTCTTACCAAAGTTAAAATCGAAGTCTCAGGAGATAATGAGGCTATTACAGAGCGTGATAATTATTTTGCAACTCTTGATGCACAGTTCAAATCCATCACTCGTAAAATAGACTACCGTTTAAGCAAGTCAAATATCAATATTGCTACGATCCGTCATGGATTAAATCTGCTTCGTCGCACTGATGAACGTAGTGCCATTTCTGCATCTATAATAAATGAAAAGACCAATGCCGATATTGACAATGATTTCTTTGTCAATGGATTCAATAGCTTCTTATCTCTTATAGATGATTCTACGATCATAAATACAATCCTTTCGGCTATTGATACATTCACTGAGTTTGATAATTCTTCTAATGAGGTAAAAGAGTTTCGTGAAATGATTAAGCTGTATGCTTACACACTTGACGAAACATTCGACTTTATCCGTTCTTACGCTAAATCCGATAATAGCGAAGATGAATTAAACTCTCATCTTGAGGCCATTCGCCTTTATCGTGTCGCTCGCCCCATTGTTGCTTTATCCGCAAACTACGGCGTACCTCAAAATCGAGAGCGAGTTCTTTTCATTGGTTGCAGAAAAGACCAGCCGCTAATAGACGATGTACCGCCCACCGTAAGCGATGAAGAAAAGGTTACTGTATATGAAGCTATACATGACCTTGACTTTATTGGTAATGGTAGTATGGAAACAAGTTATGGTATAAGGAGAGTTCTTGACGATTGCGAACCTCTAATCCGTACTCGCGAAGTTCAAGGAAAACTTTCTCAATCGGACGATGCTCACACGTTCGCTGAATGGTCAAAAATCGGTCGTTTCTCACATAGATTTACTTTTTCTTGTGAGCCTTTCTATGTACGCTCTATTGACGATTTGAATAACAATCTTTTTTGCGAGGAACCGGCTCTTTATAATCATCAGACAAGCTCACAGAGTGATGAAGTGAAGCAACGACTTTCTATTATAGCCAGACACGGTGCCTATGATGCTGAGTGTAAACAGGAATTATCACAACTTGGGCTCGACTCTAATAAGCGCAACTATACTGTATTAAACCCTAAAGGCCAAAGCCCGACGGTCGTTACTATGCCTGATGATTTTATCCATTACGCCGCCCATCGTGCTATGACGGTGCGAGAAATGGCTCGGCTTCAATCATTCGATGATTCTTTTGTTTTTCAAGGTAAACGGCAGACTGGCGGAAATAAACGCAAATCAGAAATCCCACAATATACACTTGTGGGTAATGCCGTACCGCCTCTTATGGCGCGTGCAATAGCTAATACCATTCTACAACATATAAAGTAAGCGCTCATGATACACATGCGTCCTTATAATGCTTTTGAGACTAAAAACGTAAAGTTTTTAGTTGATAAACAGATTGAATTTGCGACAATTCAAATTACTGAAACAGGCTTAAAGAAAAGCATTTTGGATGCTACCGCTCCTGTTCGTGCTTACTTTAAGGAAAAGAATATCCACGACTACGACTTACAATTACAGGGCCCTGAGCATAAACGTGTCATTGATACTTAGGGATATTCAGTTAATGGCTATGAGAAAAGGGACTGCAAAAGTATGAGATCGGGGAAAAAGAGGCAGGAG